ACCGCCGGCGTGGAGAGCCTGGAAGCGGCCTACTCCTTCGCGCTCAAGGCGCTGCCTGGCTGGTTCATCTACCGGGGCGGCAACCACGTCGCCATTCACCGGGACGCCGGCAGCAAGTCGCGCCGGGTCGCCATCATCACGGAGGTCTGACGCATGAACATCGTCCGCTTCCACGACGAGGAGCGCTGGGCCCACGGGCTCGAGGGCCAGGTGGGCACCAAGCTCCGGCACATCGTCGCCATCACGGAGGGTGGCGTCCGGGTCCTGGACGTTCCCCTGGCCGACCGCACCGTCGAAGTCCTGGGCCCGGCGCGCAAGCGCCAGCTGCGGACGTTCCGGCGGGCTGGTCGCACGTTTGGAATCACCAAGGCGGCCAAGGCAATCCTGGACGCCGCCGAGCAGGAGGTCTAAGCCATGTTCACGTTTGAGAGCAGCATCTACCGCCGCACCATCGTCCGCGGCATGAAGGACGGCGTGCCCACGACCCAGGTGGTTGTGGTCCCGCTGGCCGATGTCCTGGCGCTGGTCGCCATCACGACGATGTACGCCGGGGACGAGAACCCGACGGAGCGGCTGCTGGCCCTGGTGCCGAACTACTACCGCAACGAGCTCATCACGCGGGCGGCGCGCCTCGAGGCGGCCGACCTGGTGAACGCGCCCAGCCTGCCCGTCGGCGACGTGGAGCCCGGCAAGGACAGCATGGGCGCCTTGAAAGCGGCGGCGGTGGCGCTGCGGACCATCGCGAACTGCCTGCCGGCGGCCGACGGGAGCGTCACCTTGGGCGCCTGGGAGCAGAGCGTCGTGCGGACGGTGCTCAAGCAGGTGGAGGTCGCGGCATGAGCAACGCCAACATCACCCGGACGCCCTGGACCACGGACGGCAAGGTGCTCCGCAACGGCTACGGCAACAGCATCGCCAGCGGTGGCAATAACCGGACCGTGTGCGGCGACGAGCTCGCGGCGAGTCTGCGCCTGGCCGCCGCCGCGCCCGACCTGCTCGCCGCGCTGCGCGAGGTGGTCGATGCCACGCAGGCGTACCAGTCGCATCCGTGCGACCGTTCCCATTCGTGGGCGCTGGCCGAAGCGCGCTACCGGGCCGCGTTCGTGGACGCCCGCGCCGCCATCGCCAAGGCGGAGGGCCGGTCATGAGCGCAACCGTAACCATCACGCTAACGCTCGCGCAGGCGCGGGGGTTGTCAACAGCCGCCGGTGAGGGAATCGAAGGCGGGCGTGGCGATCCGTGCGTGCGAACCGCGTACTACGGTTCCGAGCAGGGCTTCAACGCGGCTTGCCGCGCGGCGCAGATTCTTAGCGCAGCCATCGCCAAGGCGGAGGGCCGGTCATGAGCGCCATCACCTTCCGCGGCATCGCCACGGTCAGCATCGGCGGGCTGGCCCTGCCGGTGCAGTACGAGGCCGCCGGCGACTGCTACGGCCGCGCCCTGGAACTGCGCTCCGCCAGCCTGGTTGCCGACGCCGGCTACACCGTGGCGGTCATCATGTTCCCGGAGCCGGACGCGCTCATGCGCGACCACGCCTTCTGGTCCCAGGTGTACCGCGAAGCCCAGGCCGCGCTCGCCGACCGGGCCGACGCCCAGGCCGAGCAGTACGACGACCCCGTCCCGCGCAGCGGCGACGACGAGCACCGAATCGCGGACGACCTGGCGCGGGCTAGGGATGTCCGCCGCGACTGACACCACAACCCCAGCAGGAGACTGACAGCATGGCATCGAACCGCATCTACCTGGTCACCGTCGGCCGCGTCACCGGGCCGCAGGAGGACCGCCTCATCCGCGCCAAGTCCAAGGCCGCGGCCCTCGCCCACGTTGCCGCGGACACGATCCGCGCCACCCTCGCCAGCCAGGACGCCCTGGTCGGCGCGCTCTCGGCCGGCGTCGCCATCGAGGACGCGGCGGCCGGCGCCTACCAGGTGCCCACCGATGAGTAGCGCCACCGAACTCACCGACCAGCAGGGCGCCCGCGCTTCCAAGGCGCTCGCCATGAGCCTCATCGGGCACGGCGCCCGGACCATCGAGGCGATGCTCGAGCAGGCCTCGCCGACGATCCGGGCCAAGGTGATGCTCACGGGGCTGCTGACCGCGACCGTGACCGTGGCCGAGGCCAGCGGCGTCACCCGCGAGCTCCTGGTCCACATCGTCGGCGAGGCCTACGACATCGCCAGCGCCACCAGCATCCGCCAGAAGGAGGGCCAGGCATGACCAGCGAGGAGAACATGCAGGCGGCGATCCGCCAGCGGCTCGAGGCGGCGGGGTCCTGCGTCGTCGGCTACACCGAGCAGGACCGGGAAACGTTCTTCCGGCTCATCACCGCGCTGGCGGGCCGCCTCGAGCGTTCGCCGCTGACGGTGGAGCAGGACATCCTGGCCGTCGCGCACATGCTGGGCGCCATGCTGGCGTTCAACGGGTCCGACGCCGACGCGGCGCTCCGCGAAATGGCGGTCGGCCAGGCCGTCGCCGAAGCGAGCCTGCGGGAAATGGAGGGGGGCGAACGTGCCCACTAACATCCGGCGGGCCACCATCGAACGCATCATTTCCGAGGTCGTCGGCCGGCGCGCTGCTGACGAGGACAGCAACGAGGTGGAGGACACGCTCGGCGTGCTCACCGCCGGCGGCATGATGGCGGGCATTACCAACGGTCCGCTGGACGAGGCGCTCACCGTCGTCCAGGCGGCGTATGAGGAGGGCCGTCGCCAGGCGGCCAAGGAGGAGGACAGCGATGCTAAGCATTGAACAGCGCGAACTGCGCCACCGGGGCATCGGTGGCAGCGAGGCGGCGGCGGCCCTGGGGCTCTCGCCCTGGATGACCGCCTTTGAGCTCTACCACGTCAAGCGGGCGCCGCTGGCGGAGGAGAGCGATGCGCCCTGGCTCCGCTGGGGCCAGCTGCTCGAGCCGGTCGTGCGCGACGAGTACGCCCGCGAGACTGGCCGCGCCGTGACGGCGAAGAACGAGACGCTGCGGCACCCGGAGCCGGACCGCCCCTGGATGCTCTGTACGCCGGACGGCATCACCGCCTGCGGCCGGCTGTACGAGGGGAAGATTGCCCGCATGGGCGGCCCGGAGTGGGGCGAGCCTGGCACCGACCAGGTGCCGCTGCCCTACCTGATTCAGGTGCAGCACAACATGGCCGTGACCGGGCTGCCGGTGGCGGACCTGGCCGTGCTCATCGGCAACAGCGATTTCCGCGTCTACACCATTGCGGCGGACGCGGAGCTCCAACAGCAGATTGCCGAGGCGGAAGCCGCCTTCTGGCAGCGGGTCCTGGACGGCACGCCGCCGGACCCGGACTGGCAGTCGCGGCGCACGCTGGCGGCGCTGCGCCGGGCCTACCCCGGCACCGACGGCCGCGCGCTTGAGGCGCCGCCCGAGCTCGGCTCCTGGCGTCAGGTCTACGACGAGGCCCGCGAGCGGGCCAAGGCATACGACCAGGTGGCCGACGGCGCGCTGGCCCACCTGCTGCACTTCATGGGCGAAGCCGCCACGCTGGAATTCCCCGACGGGAAGGTCCTGCGGCGCAAGCTGGTGAAGCGCAAGGGCTACGTCGTGGAGCCCAGCACCGCAATGGACATCCGTTTCGTCAACAAGAAAGGTGGCAGCGATGAGTGAAGTTTCTATCCGCCCGCAGGGCCAGCAGCGCGTGTCGCCGCTGGATGCGCTCGCTAACCGCATGGGCGCGCAGCGGTCCCAGGTGTTCATCGAGTCGCTCAAGACGGTGGCTTTCAAGGCCGCCAAGGTGACCGACGAGCAGCTGCTCGCGCTGTGCGTCACCGCGAACCAGTACGGGCTCAACCCGTTCACCCGCGAGCTCTACGCCTTCCCCGACAAGGGCGGCGGCATCGTGCCGATCCTGTCCGTGGACGGCTGGTCGCGGATCATCAACGAGCACCCCGCTTTCGACGGCCTGGAATTCCTCGAGGCCGAGGACGGCGCCTGGTGCGAGTGCGTCATCTACCGGAAGGACCGGGCGCACGCGACGCGGGTGCGGGAGTGGCTCTCGGAGTGCAAGCGCGGGACCGATCCCTGGAAGCAATGGCCGCGCCGGATGCTCCGGCACAAGGCGATGATCCAGGCGGCGCGCGTGGCGTTCGGCTTCGCCGGCGTCTACGACCCGGACGAGGGGGCGCGCATCCTTGAGGGCGAGGTCGTGGCGGTGGCCGAGCCGGCTCAGGCCCCGCGCTCGCGGACGGAGGAGGCCAAGGCGGCCCTCGCCGCCCGGCGGGCCAAGGCCGAGGCAGCCGAGGCGCCCGCCCAGGAGCCGGCGCCGGCGCCCGCCGACCCCGACACGGCGGCCTGGCTGAACGACGCCGGGCTTGGCGACGAGTCCCCGCCGGCCGCAGCATAGGGCCGGGCGCCGCGCGCCGACGCGGCTAGGTGACTGAGGAGGCCGCCCTGGCCCGGGGCGCACCGTCGGCAGGGCATCCATCCAACCAGGAGGACGACCATGAAGGTTTCCCGACCGTTCCGCGTGCTCGCGTTCGCCATCACCCTCGCCATCATTGCGCTGCTCTACTCGCTGCGGGCGCCCGGCCAGACGGCGCCGGCCGCGCAGCCGGGCCCCTCGCCGTACTGGCAGGCCATCGCCGCCGTCGAGACGTTCAAGGCGCTCAACCTGCTGCCGGCCTGGGCCGGCATTGAGGACGACTGGAGGTTCTTGGTCAGCGCCGACAGCGCCCGGCGGGTCGTCTGCCTCCAGGACCGCGGCACCGGCCAGCGGTTCACCGTCACCGGCCGGCTCGAGCGGTTCCTGGCCGGCATGCAGTACGACCCCGGGGTGTTCATGGACCTGTGGGAAACCAACGCCCAGCCACGACCGCGGGCGCTGGCGGTGGACGTGGAGCTCTGCTGGCCCCAGGCCGGCACCATCGGCCGGGCCAGGACCCTCGGCGAGGAAGCGTTTGAGGCGCTGGTCCACGTCCGACCGTCCAGAGCGGCGCCGCTGGACTGGGCGACCATGCGGGCGGCCTACGTCATGGGCCGGCCCCAAGCGGGCCTGTGGTGCGGCTCCACGCGCCTGACGGAGCCGACGGAGCACCCCGACCCGCTGGTGGGCTGGTACTCGGCCCCGGGCGGCGGCATGACGCGCTGCCGGCTGTACCCGTGAAGCGGGAACCCACGCCGGAGGCGCGGGCGAAGATGCGCGCCGCCAAGCTGGGGTCCCGCAACCCCTCCTACCGCTACACGGACGAGCAGGTGACGGACCTGGCCCGCCGGCACCGGGCTGGGACCCGGCTCAAGGACCTGGCCGCCGAGCTCGGCGTCGGCCGGGCCACGGTCGCCTACCTGCTGCGGGTCCGGGCCCGCCGGCTCCTGGGGGACGACTGATGGCGCCCACCTGCCCCTACTGCGGCGACCCCGCGGAGCTCGCGACCGGCGCCCAGGTGTACCCGCACCTGCCCCGGCTGGCCGCGGCGCACTTCTGGCGGTGCACCTACTGTCAGGCCTGGGTGGGCTGCCACAAGGGCACGGACCGCCCCATGGGCACCCTGGGCGACGGCCGGACGCGGGACCTGCGCCGGGCCTGCCACGCGCGGTTCGACGGGCTCTGGAAACACGGCTACCTGCCGCGGAAAGGGGCCTACAAGGCGCTCGCCCGGCGGCTCGGGGTGCCGTTCCGGGACTGCCATTTCAGCTGGTTCGAGGCGCCTGAGCTCGAGCGCGCCCTGGTCGCCATCGACGCGCTTTGGTCCGAGCTCGCGCCGCATGTTCCCCGTGGAACATCTACCCCCGGGTGGCGCGCACCAGCAGGGCCAGCCCCAGGGCCAGCAGCGCCCACGTCACCGGCACCGCAATCCTGACCCATAGGGGCGGCTCCCGGGTGCCCCACAGCGGGCCCATGGCAGCCGCCCCGTGGCCCGGGTCGCGCCGCTCGATCACGTCCAGGATCGCGTCCCACACCGCGCCGTCCCGGTGATCGTGGGCGGTCCGGCTGATCGGCTGCACCGGGCCGGCAAGCAGCACGACGTTCGCCCCGATGTTGAACAGGTAGAGCGCCAGCCAGCGCAGCTTCCGGGGCCCGTACTTCGGTTTCCAGGGGCCAATCTCGCCGAAGCGCCGCCAGCCGCGCCACCATGCCGCGACGTTGCCGGCGTACTGCCGGAGGTCGGTCAGTAGCTCCATACCGTCGGCCGCGGGGCCGCCTCCTGCTCCGTGAGCGTGTCCAGGTGGATGAACCGGGTGGGGCCTTTCTGCTGGACGCCGATGCCGGTGAAGCCCAGGGCCAGGGCGTGCCGGAGCACGTCGTAGGCGCGGTGCCGTGACACCCCGAGGTCCGCGGCGCGGCCCCAGGTGTGCGGGCCGTCGGGGCCGGTGGAGCTCACGCGCTGGTTGTGGACCGGGCAGCGGTAGCCGGACGTGACCGGCAGCGGGAAGCCGCAGCGGTGGCGGAGCTCGTCCAGGAGCCGGAGGAACTCGTCGTCCATCCGCTCGATGGCGCAATGCTTACAGCGGAACTCCGCCCGGGTGAAGTAGCGGAGCGTCAGCGGCTTGGCTTTCGGCATGCCTGGTCCATCCGGCGGGTGTAGTCGATGAGGGCGTTGTGGTTCACGGCGAGCCGGTCGTAGTCGTCGGCGAGGCCGTAGATGAGGGGGCCGATGTCCCGAATGTCCGGTCCAGCCGCTCCCGGCCGTCCGGCGTCACCGGCCGCAGGAGCTCCGCCGGCGGCAGCGGCGGGCACGTCAGGGTCGGGGCAGTAGAGCACCCGGCGCACAGTCCCAGCGCCAGCACGGCGCAGGCGCGCAAGCTCCGCGTCGCGATCATCGAGCACACCCTCCGCGGCCACCGCCGCGTCCTGAATGATCCGCAGGGCCCCGGCCATCTGCTCGAGGCGCTGGTCCCGGCTGGCGAGCTCGGCCTGCAACGAGCGAACGTACTGCCAGGCACCGAAAGCAGCCGTGGCACCGATCACAGCGAGCCAGGCCGCCGCAGGGATTCGGGCCAGCAGGGCCCGGACCGCGGCTGCTTCGATCACGGGCCGCCCTGTTCGTGCTCATCGCTAGGCGGGTCCCGCTCCGACAGCGGCACCCGGACCCAATTCGGCTCGTTGACCAGGTAGCCGGCCAGGCCCGAAAGGAACACGGAGAACGCCTGGGCCAGGGTCGGCCGAAGCTCCACGCCGGCCTGGAGGATGAGCTCCGTGAGGAACGTGGCGAACATGCCGGCCAGGGTGGCGGCGGTGATGGTGCGCGAGGGCACGCCGAATTGCTGACGAATTACTGGCATCACTTCGTCCCCAGTATGATTGTGAGCACCTGCTTGCCGACGGCGAAGAATAGCGCCCCCGCCGCCGAAGCCACCAGCGAGAGCGCGATGACGATGCCGCGGCCCTCGGATGCGGTCTTGTTGAGCGTGGTCACCGCCGCGGTGAGCCCGGCCAGCTGCGGCCCCACAAGCTCCAGCTGGGCCTCCAGGCGCGCCAGCTTCACGTCGGTGAACGCCAGCCGGCGCTCAAGCTCGATGACCATTTTCTCGGTGGCGTCCATCGTCCTCACCGCTGTGGCAGGTAATCGACCCCGATGGCGCGGGGGCGGGAACGCTCCGTGAGCCCCTTGCTCAGGACCGTCGGGTTACGGATGAGCCAGGCCTTGCGGGCCTGGTCGCTGACCATGTCGAACTGGCGGTTTAGGATCGCACGCGCCGCCTCCGGGTTCCCCGCCATGAGCGCCTTGAACTGCGGGCTGGACACCATCGGCGTCAGCACGTTCCACCGGGCCTGGCCCATGAAGGTCGCCAGGCTCTCGTACTCGCCGTCGGTGAGCTCGGCGCCGTAGATGCGCCGGTCCGGCTTCCGCTTCGGCAAGTGCAGCCGGAGCATGGCCTCGGCCAGCGGGTCGTCCTGCTGCGCGCTCGCCTGAATGGGGATGCCCAGGCCAACCTGCTTCTGCGTCATCGGCTGGCCGGCGATGTCCACGCGGCGGGCCAGCTGCTCGCGGGCGACGGGGATGCGCTCGCGGACCTTGTCGGTGAGCGTGCGGGCCTCGCGCAGGTACGGGTCGCTGGCGCGGGCCACCTGGCCGGCGGCGACCGGGATGACGCTGGCCGCCATGTTCTGCGCCCAGGACGCGGCCTTGCGCTCCGGGTTGGTGTAGGCCTCGGCGAAGTCGGTGACGCCGCGCAGGAACGTCTTGTCGCCCAGGTTGAGGGCCAGGGACGAAATCAGCAGCGCCGGGATGCGCTCGAGCTCGCCGGCGGTGACGTAGCGGCCGAGCTCGTACATGTCGGCGGCCACACCCATGAGCATGCCCAAGGGCTCGAAGCGGTTGTAGCGGACCCAGCTGCCGCCGACCTTCACGCTGTACGGCTGCCAGCCGGTGCGCTCGAGCAGCTGCCGCTCCTCCGGGTCGTCTGGGCCTGCGCCCGAGAGGATGCCCTGGGCGGCCAGGGACACGGTCGCCACCATCACCGTCGAACCGATGAGCATGCGGCCCCGGGCGATGGCGGCGTCCCGGCCACCAGCGCGCAGCATGTTCCGCGTCTCCTCGCGGGCGATGCCGGCCGGCGTGTAGTCGATGGCGGCCTTGAGGATGTTCGCCGGGGTCCGCACGAAGGGCACGATGAGCCGGCCGACCTTGGACTTGTTGAGGTAGAACGTGCCCAGCTGGCCCAGGTTGCCGAGGGGCTGCGTGAAGGTGGCGCGCCGCGCCGCGTCCCGCGCCCGCTTCACCGCCTCGGGCCGGTTCATGATGTCGCCCATGATCCGGTGGAAAGCCGGCATCGGATCGCCGGGCGCCTCGCGCAGCGCCTCGCCCATGGCGATGTCCGCGAGCTCCGCGTTGTAGGCGATGGCCTTGAAGAACTCGTCCTCCGACCGGAGCAACCGGCCCGGCACGCGGATCACCTTGCCGGCCAGGCCGCCGATGGCGCGCTGGCGCGCGGCCTCGATCTTGTCGGCCGGGTCCAGCTGGCCCTCCTCCGTGACGAACGCGCGGCCGGCGTTCTTGAGGCCGAGCATGACCCCGTGGGGGATGGCGGCTAGGCGTGCCGCCACCTGGCGCGTGGAGTAATCGCGCGACGTGGCCGCGCCGACCAGGGCCGCGGACTCCTCGAGCACGCGATACATGCCGTTGCTGACGACGTTGACCGCGTGCGTGGTCGGCCCGGAGAGGAGGCCGTTGATCCAGTATTCGTAGAACTTGTCCCACCACGTCGGCGCGTAGGCGGCGCGCGTGACCCCGATCACCTGGTCCAGGTTGTCGGCGTTGGCGACGCGCTTGGCGAAGTCGCGAAGCGCCTGGGTGGAGCCGTCGCCCATTTCCGCCAGCAGCCCCTCGGCCGTCTGGTTGCTGGCCGAAATCTTCTTGAGGATGTTGAGCGCCCGGCCGGCCTCCGTGCGGAAGCCCATCGCCGGCGCGACCAGCATGCCCAGCTTCTCCTTCGCGGCCTGAAGCGCGAGGAGGTCCTCGTTGCTGTTGGTCAAGGCGGCGCGCGTGGCGAGCTCCTGCACCTGGCGCGTCGCGTTTGCGACGATGATTCCATACGCCTCCAGCTGCTCGGCGTTCGCGGTGGAGCCTGGCGCCCGCGCGACCAAGCTCTCGAGCGTGATGCCCAGCTGGTTGCGGACCATGTTGAGCGCCGCCTGCTCCGTCACGTCCCAGCCGCGCTCGCCCCGGCGCTGCGCCTCGATGGGCGCGTCCATGCTCTCGATGACGCCGGCCAGGGTGCGGACTTCCTGGTCGGTGAGGGAGCCGTACTGCCGCAGCGAGTAGTCGCCGCCGCCGGCCTGGACGCGCTCGGGCCGCTGGCCCTGGTAGCCGGGGCCGTCGCCGCCGCCGCCCATCGGGAGAGGCTGCTGCTGCACCGTCGGGCCGGCCGCCTCCCGGTTCATCCGGGACGCCAGCGGCTCGCCGTCCACGGTGATGAGCTCGGGGTCGGTCACCGCGTAGGAGTCGATGCCGTCGCGCTCCTGGAGCTTCGTCACGTCGTAGCCGGCCGCGGCCAGCGCCTCCGCGACGCCGGTGTCCGGCAAGTCGTAGAGCTCGAACGTGAGGTCCTGGGCTGGGTCGAAAGTCGGGTTGGTCCGGCCGGCGTCGCGGGCGTCCTCCCAGTAGTCGGCGTTCGCGGCCGGCCATCCGCCGTTGTTGTTGAACGTCTGCACCGCCAGGGCGTAGGCCTCGCTGCCAGGGTCGGTGAGGTCGGCGAGCTTGCGCGCGGCGAGCGTCACGCGCTTCACGTTGCGACCGTAGCTGCGCGCGTACTCGCGGTCCGGGGTGAAGAAAATGCTATCGACCCGGCCAGCCTTGAAGGACTCAAACTCCTGCGGGCTGCCGTGGTACATGACCAGCGGCCTGCCGTCGGGGCCGGTGATTGGCCGCGGCGTCTGACGCGGGCGGGACGCCAGGATGTCGTTGGAGTCGCTGCGGAACGTGCCGCGGTTGCCGGTCGCGCTCTTTACCTGGTTCTCCTCGAAGGGAATCCAGACGACGTGACCGGGCCCGCCGTTCTTGCCGCCGGTGTCCTTGATGCCGTCGAAGCCCAGGCGCTTGAGCGTGTCGGTGACCCAGTCCGGCACGACCGTCCAGGCATAGGTCGTGCCGTCGCGCATGTCGGCATTGAGCTTATCGAGCCATTCGGCCGGCCCCACGTTGCGCTTGTCCCAGGGGTACATCCCAGCATCGCGCGGCGCCCGCTTGCGGCGGGCGGCATCCTCAAGCGCCCGGCGAATCTCCGGGCGCGCCGCATCGTCCCGGGTGTCGAAGGGCTTGGTGATCCGCAGGAACACGGGGTAGACGGCGGAATAGCTGGCGTTCGGGTGCTCGTAGTTGACGCGGCCGGTGTCGATGCCGGCCGCCTTGAGCACGTCCAGGAACTTCTCCTCCTCGCCGAACATCGCGCCGGAGTCGAGCCACACGTCCACCAGCGCATCGAGCGCGTTGCCGCGCTTTTCGCGGAGGGTCCATTCGTAGTGGTCGCGCGAGGCGATGCCGTTGTCATCGTCGTGCAGGACGATGGGGCCGGTGCCGTTGTCGGGGTCCTGGTACCCGATCCGCGGCATGCGGTCGATGACGGTGGCGCGCTGCTCCGGCGTGAGGTCCCACCACAGCGCCGGCAGAGGCCGCGGCGTGCGCGTGCCCTTGAGCTTCACCTTGAACCATTCGCCGTAGTTGGCCGTGTCGGCGAGGCTGGTGTCCTCCTTGCCAATGGCGTAGTTGCTGGCGACGGTCGGCTCGTCGGTGAAGTAGGACATCGGGCCGGCGGTGGCGCGGTCCTTGCGGAACCGGGTGCCGACGCGGTCCGGGCGCGCCGTGCCGTGATACACGACGGCCGGCTCACCGTCGGCATCGACTACCTTGCTGGTCCCGAACCATTCGCGGAACGCGGGTGTGGACGTGACGGAGCGGCGGCGGGCCGCGGCCGGCGGGCTCACGCTGGCGAGGAGCTCCTCGCGGTCGGGGCCGGTGACCGGCGGCTCGCCGTTGATGGCGCGGATGGTGACCAGCGCCTCATCGAACACGACGACGTTGCCAGCGCCCGAACTGCCGCCGCGGTAGCGAATGCCGGGGATGCCGAGCGAGGCCAGGTGCTTGCTGGCGACTGGCGCGCCCTCGTCGCCGCGGTAGGCGGCGCCCCATCCGCGGGGCACCCCGTCCGGCGACGGCGGTTCGGCCGGCGCCATCTGCCGCATGAGCGCCAGGTAGAGCGTGGAGCCGCGGTCCCCGTCGGCCATCCCGCCCCGCTCCATCGCGTAGGAGCGCCAGGCCGCAAGCAGCTGGCGCGGGCCGTTCTCGTCGGGCCGCAGGTACCCCGTGCTTTTCAGGAGCTCGCGGGCGACGTTCTTGACGGCGTCGGTTTGCTGGGCCAGCGGCGCCTCCCAGTCCAGCATCGCCTCGATGGCGCTGTCCGGGATGTCCACTTCGTACAGCGCGCCCGAGGACTCGGCGACCCTGTATTGCAGCTGCGCCTTGAACTGGAGCGCGGCATCGGCGCGGGCCTGGGCCCACGCGGCCATGCGGTCGTAGTCCTCGGGCGTGTAGGTCGCAGCCAGCGGCGGCCGGTTGCGCGAATCCTCGGCGCGCTCGCGGAACCGACTGGCCTGCTTCTGCTGGCCGGTGGCTTCCGCATCGACCAGGGCGAGGAACTTGTCGCGGTTGCCGTTCTCGAGCGCCTTGGCGATTTCGGGCCGCCCCAGGAAGTCGCGGAGCTCGTTCGGCGCGGTGGACTGCATCTTCCAAATATCGCGCTTCGTGACCCGCTTGCCGTCCTTCACGAAATGGCCGGCGATCATCTTGGAGAGACTGTCCCGGTAGCTCTCCGCGACCCCGCGCACCCGCGAGAAATACAGGCCCCAGCCGTAGGCCTGGTTGCCCTCGCCGCTGCCGATCTTTGTCAGGTCGAACTTCGTGAAGCGGTAGGGGCTGCCGTGCCAGGCGCGGGCGGCGTAGGCCTCCGGCGGCCAGCGCGTCGTCGTCATGAGCGAGGTCGTCGTGCCGCTCGGGCCGTCGGTGACCAGGCCGTCGATGGCCCGCACGTCGGCCGCGGACAGGAAACCCGCGACGTTCGTGACGGCGTCCTCGTTGGTGCCGAACGGGATGACGGCGGCGGCGTTGCGCTCGGCCACCGCGCGCATGACCACGGCGGCGCCGCTGTCAGGGATCGGGTTCTTGACCGACGCGGCATGGCGTCGCGGGATCGCGGTAACCGCCAGCAGCCGGTGGCGATTGTCGAACAGCATGAGCCCGACCTCGTCCTGGCTCACGGCGTCTTTCCACATGTCGGCCAGCCACTTCGCGCTGTCCGGGCTGATGACCGACCATCGCGGCTTGGAATTGAGCCGCTGCTGCGTGCGCTCCAGCAGCGGCGTCTCGCGCTTGCGCCGCTGCGGCGTCATGGCGTCTGGTTCGACGTAGGCCTCCAGGTCGGCATAGCGCGACGAGGATTGGCCGACCGCGATGACGCCGATGTCCTTGGGCGTGACGACCGACGAGCCCAGCAGCGGCGTCGAAGTGCCGGCGAACACGTTGTTCATGCGGCGCGTGACGAGGCGGTCCGCGTCGCTCGGCTTCGCGTCGCCGCTCGGGTGGTTGTGGACCATGTGGAAGCCCGCGGCGCCCGGGATGAGCGCCAGAGACTTCGCCATTTCCGCGAAGTAGACGCCCGCCTGGTCGATGGCCCCGATGCTGTTGCGGAGCACGGCGATGGGCCGCTTGGTCGAATCGACCACCACGGCAAGCATCTGTTCGACCGCGCTCTTGCGGAGCGAGGCGACCAAGCGCGCCGCGTCCAGGGAATCCTTCACCGTCTCGAGGCCGTGCCGGAAAACGCCGGTCGGCCGGAGCGTGGACTTGCCGGCGGCCTGGTCCACGAACAGCGACCGGATGGCGGGCGCTGGCAGGGTCGGCGCGGCGAACAGGTCCATGGTGGCGCCGGGCGCGCCGATGTCGCCGGCGGCCACGCGCCGGCGGGCGGCGAACAGGTCGCGCTGCGACTGCCGCGGCGGGCCCTCCATCGGCTCGAGGTTGAAGCCGGCCGCCTCCGTGGCCTGGGCCTGCTGCTCGATGGTCGGGCCCGTCTGCGCGCCGGCGCCCTGGGCGAACAGGTCCACCCCCTGCATCGCCGGCGGCAGCGGGCGGCCCAGGTTGTCCAGCTGGGCGCGCTGGGCGGCGGCGGCGGCTTCCGCCTCGGCCCGGCGCTGGACATCGCGCTCGCGCTGCTCGCTGCGACGGTCAGCTGCGGACCGCAGTTTGCCGCGGAAGTTGGCGATGGCGCGGGCCCGGTCCTGCCAGGCGCGAGCCCCGCGCTGGTCACCGGCAGCCTTGGCGGCGTCGCGCTCGGCGCGGGCGAGCTCGAGCTCGCGCTCCAGGCCGGCGCTGTCCATCCCGTAGAAGCTCACGTCGTCTGGCGGGCGGGCGGCGAAGGAGACGAACTCGCCGGAGCTCGTCGTCGCCGAGGCCTCGCCGCTCAGGCCGCGGGCGGCCTGGTGCAGGTAGCCGACCAGGTCCGTGCGCGAGAGGTTGATGCGGAAGCCCAGGCGCCGCAGCGCCTCGCGGAACCAGGTCAGCACCTTGGCGGTCAGCGGGTGCTTCGGCGAGAGCTCGGCCAGGCGGGCAATCGTCTCGGCCGCCATGACCCGCGGCGACGGCGGCTGGCCGTCCATCGAGTATTCGGCTTCGACGCTGCGCCACAGGCGCCGGACGATGGGGTCCCGCTCGGCGAGCCGGGCCACGTCCGCCAGCAGCGCCGGCCAGCGGGCGCCGAACAGCCGCTCCATGCCGTAGTGGCCGATGGCTTCGTGGGCCAGGACTTCCTGGGCGCGCCACGGGCCGCCGATGTTGCTGGCGACCATGTAGACGGTGCCGGTGCTGGGCTCGTAGGCGCCCTCGATGTCGGGGCCCAGGCTTCGCAGCACGCGGGTCGGGAGGGCGCCGGCGTTGCTGGCGATGACGATTCGGGGGCCGTTGGTCCAGCCGCCGGTGATGGTCCCGACCATGTCCCGCAGCGCCCGCTCGCTCATGCCGGCGCCGGCCGGCCGCGCTGCCTGAGCGTCCTCGCCGAAGCGGTGGCCGCCGTGGAAGATGTCCACCGTCTGCGCCAGGATGTCGGCCGGCGCCACTTCGTCGCCGCCGAACAAGGCACCTTGGTCGCTGCGCTGCTCGAGCGCCTGGGTGGCGTAGTGGGTCAGCGCCTCCACGATGCGCTCGGCCGACGCGGCCCGCTTGAGGTCGGGCGAGTGCATGAGCCGGTAGACGACCATGGGCGCCTGGTCGGCCGCGAACATGTCCTGCTGGGCCAGGAACTCGGCCGGCGACTGCCGGGCCTGGCGCACCTTCGACACGTTCTCCGTGGCGGTGGCGATGGCGCTGGCGATGTCGAACTGCGCCGGGACCACGCCGTCGTCGATGGCCTGGCGGAGGCGGGCGTACAGCGGCGCGACCCGCGTGAGCGCGTTGGTGATGCTCCGCACGTCGTCGTCCGTGGACTCGAGCATGCGGTTGATGGTGGCCTGGGCCTCCTCGCTGCCGCCGTAGGCGCGGGCGATGATGGCGGCCTTCATCCGGCGGATGCCCTCGGCGGCGATGCGGCCGTCCGCGCCGATGAGGTTGGCCTGCTCGGAGGCGGGCAGCCGGCCCAAGAAGCCGCGCACGAACGGCGCGTTGGCGGCGGCCGTGAGCTCGCCGTCCTCGAGCACGCCGAGCAGCTGCTCGTTGAGGAGGCGGGCGTCCACGGCGGCCTGCTCCGTGGCCGACATGCCCAGGTTGGTGCGCTGGTTGGCTTCGACCGCGAACTGCTGGAGCTCGGACTCCGGGAGGTCCTCGGCCCGCACCCGGACCAGGACCGGCGCCCGCATGCCGGCCACGTCGAAGCCCTGGCCCGCCAGCCAGTCCCGGTAGGCCTGGTACCGCTCGGGATAGGCGGCCATGGCCCGGCGCAGCGCCATCACGCGGCCGTTGCCGGACTCCACGACGCCGGTGGGGGCCACGATCGGAGCGCCGTCGGCGGCCGACGGGGTCAGGCCCAGGAGCTCCGGCTGGAGCTTGCTGGCGATGCCCTCCACCTGGGCCCGGCTGGCCTGGCGGCTGCGGTCCCGCGGCTGCATGGCGGCCGGGTACTCGGCGGCATCTGACGTAATCAGTTGATCCGCTTCGACTACCTGGGGCTCCACCCGCAGGGTACGGCCCGCTGGCGTAGTCACCTGTTGATGGCGTACAATCGACCCCGTGGAAAAGCGAATCGGCAATTCGGTCCGGCCGGGGCCCGACTGGCGGCCCTGGGACTGGGAGGGCGAACGGGCCTGGGTGTCGCCGGATGGCGTCGCCGCGGTCGTCGCTGAGTCGGACGGCTCGTTCCGACCGGTGGCGGCTTCGAGCGTGACGCGGTCCGGCGTGCCGCTGGCGCCGAAGAACCGGCTGTAGCCCGGCGCATACGCGGCCCGAGACTGCTCCATAAGCGTGCGGATTTCCGCCGCCTCCGCCTCCGTCGGCAGCCGCCCCTCACGCACCGCCCGCGCTTCAATCTTCCGCCGCGCCTCAAGGAGGTCGTGGCCGATCCCGTTCTTGATGTCGTAGGCGGCCCGGGGCATCGCCTGGATTTCGTAGGTGCCGCCCGACGGAAGCTGGACGTTCACCTTGTAGTCCATGTAGCCGTCCTCGCCCGGCTGGTTCGCCGCGAGGGTGTTGCGCTCGCCAGGCAGGACCGTCACCTGGCCCTGCTGCGCCAGGCCGGCGACCAGCGCCTCGAGCTCCTGGGGCGATTCCACCAGGACCGTCGAGCGCAACACGTCCTTCATCCGGCTGGCGTCGCCCTTGTAGTCCAGCGCCACCTTCTGCGTCGTGCGGCCGATGCCCTTGATGGGCCCCATTTGCACGCGGCCGTTGTCGCCGAACAGGCTGCCGGTGAGCTCGTTGAGGAACTGCTCGTAGACGGGGAGGTCCTGCTCGGCGCGGCGGAACTCGCGCACGACGCCAGCGCGCTGCTCGTCGGTGAGCCGGCGCTCGTCGGCCGCGAACTCGCCAGGCACCGCGACGCGAGCCACGCGCACCGGGACGCCGTCCTCCAGGCCGACCGTCCGCAGCGCGTTGACGGTGCCGTTGCCGTCCAGCACCCGCAGCTTGCGGTCCTCCGTGAACTCCACGTCCACCGGGGCGCGCTTCGGCAGGATGCCCTGGGCCGCGGCGCGGAAGCGCGTGAGCGCCTTCGTGGCGCCCTTGTCCTCCGGGCCCTTGGTCGTGACCAGGGCGTCCAGCGGCTCGCGCCAGGCGCCCTCCGGCGCGTCGAAGTAGGCGGCCGACTGGCGCGGCAGGGTCGCCGGGTCCGGCGCCGGCTGGGTGTCGATGTACCGCTTCGCGTAGGCCTTGAGGCGCGCCTGCCAGACGGGGTCCGTCTCGTCGGGCCGGCGCGTCGGCGGGGGCGGCACGGCCTCGGGCGCCGCCGGCGGGGCGCCGGCCAGGCCTGGCGCGTTCGGGTTGGTGACCAGGACGCCGTCGAAGCCCGGCGGGTACCGGACCCCGCTCTCCGGGTCGATGCGGACGGCCGGCGCCGGCTGGCGCTGCGGCGCGGTCCCGGGCGGAGTGGCCTGGAGGACGCCGGTGACGCCGGCCGGCTCCGGCGGCGGCGGCGGCCCGCGGAAGATGACTCCGCTGCGGGGGTCGGCCTGGCCCGGGATCGTGCCGTCCGGCTGCACAGGAGCGCCCACGCCAGCGATGTCGGCCGGGGCCTGGGGCTGGGCGGCTGCCGCCGCGGCTTCGCCCTGGGCCTCCCTGGCGCGCCGTAGGAGCTCCTCGCGGTCCTCGCTGGTCCCGGGTCCCCGGGGTCCGGCGCGGCCGGTGGCGCCCAGCAGCGAGCCGAGGAGAAACGCTGGGGCGCCGACTCCCTCCGCCTCGGCCAGCAGCGCCGGGCCGATGTCGGCCAGCCCCTTGCCGGGGGTGAGCGCCGCCTGGACGCCGCCCTCCGAAATCTCCGTGGTCGCCTCGAGCGCGCCGGTGACCAGGCGGCCAGGGGCCCGGCCGAAGATGCGGTTGAGGGGCAGGAAGCCGGTGAGCCCGACGTAGCCGCCGAACAGGCCGGCCCGCGCCGCCGCCTCGCCGGCCGGGACGCCCGACTCGCGGAGCTCCCGGTAGAACGGCATGGCCTCCTGAGTGGCGCCGATGGTCGCGCCGACCGGGGCCGAGCCGGACGCCAGCTGCGGGAGCATGCCGATGCCCGCCTCAAGCGTCTGGTTTAGCACCTTCTCTGGCGAGTACCACGGCGCGTTCGCCATCTCGGCCGACATCGCGTTCCGGCGCGCGTAGCCCTCGCCTGCCTCGCTCAGGCCGGCGACCGCCGCGGCGGCCGGCTGGCTGCCGAACAGCGACGGCAGGACGTTGCCCATGTCGCCGAGCCAAGACGTGAGGCCGCCGGCGCCGCGCTTGACCGTGCGCGAGAGGCTAGTCAGCGCGGGCGCGCCGTAGCGGCGGTCGTACTCCGCGTCGATGGCGTCGTCGGTAACGTCCGGCGCATTCTGGCGCGCCCACGACCGCCAGGTGTCGCGGTCGGGGCCCTGGGTGCGGACCGGCGTGGCGTTGTAGCGGCGCTGGTATTCGGCCCGGATGCGGTCATCCGTGGCATCGGGCACCGCGGACTTCGCGTAGGCCGCCCATTCGTCAAACGAAGGTGCGGCCACTTAGTAGCTCCCGGTAGCGCCGCCTTGCGCGCCAAAGCCCGGCGGGTCCGGGAGCGCGGAGAGAGGATCGGCCGCGGGCATGCCGAGGCCCGGCGGGAACATGCCCATGCCGCCGAACATGCCCAGGCCCGTCTGCGCGCGGATGAGGTTCGACGGGGCGCCGCCGGTCAGGACTTCAAGCTCGAGGCGCTCGGCTTCGGTGAGCGTGGGCTTCTTCGTGAGCTCCTGGACGCGGGCCCGCGCCTGCTCGGCTGCGGCGGCCTCCTGGGCCCGCTGGTTCGCGAGCACGCCCTGTCCGCGGATGTCGGCTTCCGTGGCGCGCATGCGGAGGTCTTGCTCGGCGCGCCAGCGTTCGTCGGACTGCCGGTCGCGCTGCATCTGGTAATCGCGATCCGCGCGCCAGCGGTCCTCGTCGCGCTGGTCGCGCGTGTCGGCGCGGGCCGCCTCGCGGTTGAGGAGCGTGTTGCGGTAGGACTGCTGGAGGATGTCCTGAAAGCCGGACTGCGCGTTGCTCAGGCCGGCCAAGGTGGACTGGCCGAAGCCCATGCCGCGCTCCTTGCCGGCCAGCATGCCGAGGCCCAGCTGGAGGAGCGCCTGCTGCTGCTGCTGGCGGATGAGCTCGGGGGGCATGCCCTCAAGGCCGGCCGGCACGCCGAACATGGAACTGCCGAGGCGGCCGAGCATGCCGTAGGCGCCGGCGTTCATGCGCGACAGGAGGCCGCCCGGCGCCTGCACGCCCGGCGGTAGCCCGCCCGGAATCTGCAAACGGCCGAGGCCGGGGAGGGCAATGGGCGATTCGACGGGAAGTGCGGTCATGAGGTCACCCGAACAGGCCGAGGAGGCCGCCGCCGATGGCGCCGACGGCGGGGCCAATGCCGGGGATCATCGTGCCCAGCTGCGCGCCGGTGATGGCGCCGCCCAGGGCCCCGGCAATCGGCGAGCCGTCGGGGTTCTTCTGCGCCTGCGTCCCGCCGAGGCCGCCGGCGCCCTGGCCCATCGCCAGGTAGCGGCTGGCCCAGTCCATCGGCTGGTTCTGGTAGAAGTTGAAGCGCGCCATCTGGTCGGCGAGCGCCTGCTCCTGGAAGCCGCGGCCCCAGCCGGCGAACTGCTGGGCCAGGTTGCCGGGCCCCTCGCCCGCCTGGACCATGCCGGGGAACAGCGCCAGGCCGCGGAGCGCGTCGCCGCTGGCCCCGGCGCCGAGGTTGCCGGCCAGCCCGCCCAGCCCGATGAGCCCCTGATTCATGGACAGCCCGCCCTGGCTGACCAAGTTGGCCGCCTGGGCCCGCTCGCCCAGCGCCCGGTTGCGCTCGCCCTGGTAGAGCGCCTGCGCGTTCTGGCTCATCCGCTCGCCGATTTCCGGCATGACGCGGTTGAGCGCCTTGATGCTGCCGGTGGGGTTCTGGAGGAACGACGCGCGCCGCTCAAGGCCCGGGAGAATGTCCTGGTTCAGCTGCCGCAGGATCGGCGCATTGGCCGCGTCGATGGCGCCCTGGAGGCCGGAGTAGTCCGGCTGCCCGGACAGCATGTTGCCGATGGCGCCGCGGGCATCAAGGCCGCCGGCCTGGCCGAAGCCGGACCAGCCGCCCATGAGCGCGTTGCCGGCGAACGGGGCCAGGTTGCCGGCCAGGGAACCGAGCGCGGTGTTGCCGGTGAGCGCGCCGGACAGAGCGCCCGTTGCCTCACCAAACTTCGGCGCCTGCGAGCCGCCGTACACCTGGTCCGAGTAGGACAGCCGGTTGCCCCAGGCCGCGAGCTCCGACGGCGTCGGGCCCACGAACGTCTGGCCGGGGAAGAACTGCGCCGGGTTCCGGTACGCCGCCTGGAGGCCTCGCAGGCCTTCCTTGATGTACGGCTGGGCCGGCCCCCACGGGGACGTGGTGGTCGTGCCGCCGCCGCCGCCGCCTTTGCTCACAGGAAGAGCCCCGGCCCCATGAGATGATTCTGGTACGCCGGCGACTGCTGGTACGCCGGCGACTGCATCGCGCGGGCGCGACCGTACACGCGGTTAAAAAGCCCAGGCAGCATGGACAGGAGGCCGCCCCCGCCGCCGACCGCGGGGGGCGCAGTTGGCGGCGTCGGTGCGGCGCCGCCGGGGAAGCGGGTGGGGCCGTAGAGCCCGTAGCCCGGGCTCGCCAGCTGGCCCTGCATGAGGGCCATGAGGTCGCCGCCGGAGAACGGCTGCTGCTGGTCCACCGACTGCTGGACCAGGCCGCCGAAGCCGGCCGGCATCGCGCCGAGGAAGTTGGCAGGGAGGGGCGCGCTACCCGGCCGCGCGGCGTAGCTCGGGGCGCCCATCGTCGCCCGGCTGGTCAGCGCCATCTGAAGGGCCGGATTCTGCGTGTTCCCGCCAGGCGGCGTCCGCATGTTCCGGTCCATGTACTCGCGCAGAGTTTTGAATGGCATCGGCGTGGCTCGAGGTCCAAGCCGTCAGAAACCGGCGGGTCACCCATCCCCGCTTGCCGACGTAGCGAAGCCAACCTGGCCGCCCGCCGGCGAAGCCGATGATAGGGCAGGCGCGCTCCCGGCACCATGCTTTTGCCCAGGCGACCGCATCGTCCAGGTGATCCCGGTAGAAGCCATCGCGCCCGGCCAGGGCCAGGATGTTGCCTACACGCACGCCGGGGTACTGGACCACTTCCATGACCAGGGCGCCCGCGAGCTCGCCGTCGGCGGCCACGATGGCGAGGTCCGCGCGCTGGGCCTTGAGCAGGAGCCGCAGGCCGTCGGTGTCCAGGAAATCGTGCTGGCGCAGCGCCCGCGCCAGCAGCGGCGCAACATGCGGCCAGAGCTCCTCAAGGATCGCGCCGGGCGGAACCAGGTGAATCAAGCCAGATTCTTCCAATGGCCGCCCTCGTACACGCGCGCCTTGTCGGTCGTGGTGTTGTAGTAGCAGTCGCCGTTGGCCGCGGTGGCCGGATCGGCGGCCAGGGATGGCAGCCGGATCGTCCCGTTGGTTTGGCGAAGCACGACGATGCGGAGCAGGTTGCCTAGGCGGCGGAGCTCGCGCGCTAGGTACTCTGACAGCGCGGTCGGCGTGGGCTCCAGCGGCGTCGGGGCTGGCTCGTAGCGCGGCGCGGTCATCGGTAGCCGTCCGGCTCGTACTCAATGTCCCAGCCGAACAGGCGGAAAGTGCTGGTGCCCAGGTATTCGGCTTTCAAGTCGATGATCCGCCCGCTAATGCGGAGGTCGATCTTGTGGTCCTGGCCGATGGTGAACAGGTACGGCCCCAGATAGCTGACCGTGCCGTCGATGGCGGAGCGCACGCCGACGTAGAAGCGGATCGTGTCGCCGGTCGTGCCGAGGACGCGGGGCATGATGCGCTTGATGCGCTTGATGCGGACTAGGTCGATGTTGGACAGCCCGATCCCGGTGCGCTCCGCGTAGCACGTCATCGTGTCACCGGCGTAGGTTTCGCCGGTGTCCAGCTGGTACGCATCGAAACGCTCGGCAGCGAACAGCATGGCGCGCAGCGCCGACGGGTTGTAGGACTCGTCATCGAACGGCTCGCCCGCGTCGTCGTAGGTCCGGGTGTCGGCGTCAATGAGCGCGCTGGTTCCAGGCACGATGCCGTTGGTGCCGAATGCCATGGCGCGGCCGAGCTCGCGGATGTGCCAGGAATCGTCGGACCAATTCCAGACGATTGCCATGGTGGGCCACACCTGGCCGCTCTCGGGGAAACAGACGTAGATTTCCCGGTTGCGGTAGTCGGCCATGACGAACGTGCGGCGGTAAGCGTTGGCGTTGAGGCGGGTGAAGAACCAGCGGCGCATGCGCTGGTCCGCGATGCTGACCGGACTGTTGCCGTCGTGGACGATGATGTCGCAGTCGGTGACCACGAAATGCCGCGCGCCGAATGCTACCGCGCAATTCTCCGAGAGCAGGCCAGACTGGGAGAACAGGCGCCGGAACGAGAACACGGCATCGTCATCGACCAGGTCGGCGATGTAGGTGTTGAACTGCTTGTAGACGATGAGGCTGTTGCGGAGGCCCAGGCAGTCCACCAGGTTGTCATCGGTGTCGCCGAGCTCCGTGCGGCCCGCCTGGTTCGACGGGTCGGTGTAGTCCCAGTCGTCGGGCAGCGCGCCCGGGCCGGCCAGCGTGCTCCAGCGGAGCTCGCGCGGGTTGTAGTCGCCGGTGTCCGTGATGCGAAGCGCAATCAGCTGGTCACGGAACGGGCGGAGCACCTGGGCGGTGACGTTGGCCGGCCACGCGGTCAGGCTGACGCAGCGGTTGGCAAGCCCAGGGTCCCACACCTGGGGCACGCCTACGCCGTCATTCAGGATGGCGAAACCGTGGAAGTTGCCGCCGGTAAACCCCAGTTCCAGGCTGGCGTTCGGCGTGCCGCTTAGGTTGGTGACGTTGGCGTGGGTCGTGCCGTCGGTGGCGTACACCACAGTCTGCCCGGCATAGAGCCAGTAAGCCGTGGCGCCGTCGTTGATGTTGGTGCCGTAGATGCTTGTGGCCGAGAGGCTGCCGAGCGCCCGCTCGTAGCCGCGCACTTTCTCCACGCTGCCGTCCCGGAAGCGGACGTTACGCGCGTCGGTCCAAATGCCCTCCGGCAGGATGAGGCCCGGCACGTCGGGCCGCAGGCCGCCCGCTACTTCACCGGCGACGCGAGCGATTGCCATGGGTCACAGGCCTCCGGCGATGGAGTCGCCGATCCGCTCGGCGATGAGCGTGCTGCCCTTCTGGACCAGGAGAGTCTGCGCGCCGCCGGCGGGCGGGAGCCAGTCTACGACGGTCGAAAGCACCGCCAGGGCCGACGCGGTGACGTTGAGGATTCCGTCCAGGTGGACCATGAGCTCATAGGTGCCGGCAGCCGGCCCGACGAAGCCCGGGGTAACGGACGGCGAGGTCGTGCCCTTGAACACGAACGCGGCCAGCGCGGCGGTGCTGTAGGTGATGCTGGCAAGCAGGCCCGACGGGGACCCGTCGGTGTAGCGGAGGAACGTGCCGCTGCCGGCGCCGGTGGCCGAGAGGCCGATGGCGAGCCGCACGGACGCGCTGCTGACGCCCTGCACTACCTGGCAGCGGATGGCGCCCCGAATGGCGAACAGGCCGCTGCGGCTCAGGCTCACGCGCGGCGCGACGAAGTTGTCCGGGCTGGTATTGACGCTGGCGCTTAGGCTGGTCGCCTCGGCCGTGAGCGTGGAGTAGTAGACGGGAAACTGCGTGGGGGCCTCGAGCGCGACGGTGGCGAAGCCCGCGCTGTTGGCCTCCGTGGCGAAGCCGGCGAAGTTTGCCAAGAGCGCGAAGCGCGCCGTGGTTGTGCCATCGCGCAGGTTGGTGAACTGGTCCTGGATGTTCTGGTTGGTCGTCGCGAGCAGCGCAAACACGTTGTTGCTCGCGCTCACTTCGCCAGTCACGTTCGGGAACGTCCGGCGAAGCGCGGCCTTGATAAGGCGGATGTGGTCGTCCAGGGTGGAGCGCGCATCGGCCGCCCCGTCCGGGTTGGTGACGACCAGGCTGTTGATGTAGGTGGCGGTTTCCAAGGGCATTAGATTTGCTCCACGGCGTTGCCGAGGCGGCGCACGCCGGCGTAGCTGCCGCGCTTGATGGATTGCGAGAGGCCGGAGAACGTCGTCAGACGGAGCGTGATGTTCCGGCTGGCGGAGCCGTCCAGGGACAGGCGGCCATGCACCGGAATCAGCGCCGTCTGCGGGCCGTACTCGGCGGCTGCGACCACGGGGCCAGACGCCACGCGCAGCGGCAGGCGCGCGCGCAGGGAAGCGGATGCATTGACGGGGTTGCTGTTGAATGCCGGCTGGTCGCCGACGGCCCAGCGCCCGCTGTCAGACGTGGCGAAGCCGTCCAGGTCGAACAGCACGATGGCGTTGGCGGTCATCGCACCCAGGTCCGCGACGATGAGTCCGCGGAACGTGTAGAGGCCCGACTGGCTGACGGTGACGACGGCCACGTCCACCTGGTCGCCGGGGAACGCGAAGGACTCGTCGGCCTGCTTGATGCCGTAGGCGGTCGTGGGCTGCACCAGCACCGCGGCGGACCGAGCGAACCGTGCGCCGTTGGCGAAGTTGGCTGACAGGGCGGTATTGGCGGTGTTGGCATTGCGGGCGGTCGCGGTGCCGTCCCGCAGGTTGGTGAACTGCGTCTGCACCGCCTGGTTGACTCCCACCAGGTAGTTGATTTGCAGGTGCGAGGCCTCCACCGCGGAATCGAGGTTCGGGAACGTGCGGCGGATGGCGGCCTTGATTAGCTGGATGTGCTGGTCAGCAACGCTCAACGGGTCCGTGCCGACGGGCCACGCCACGTTGAGGCTGTTGATGTAGGTGGCGGTTGTCTCAAGCGGCATGGTCGGCCTCCGCTGCGTAGCCTACTACGACCACACCGACGCGGCGCCGGCGGTGGCTTCCCAGGATGCCGAGCCTGGCGATGGCGACGGGTTCTCCCAGTCCACCGGCCAGGTGAGCTCGAGCGACGCATCCCAGGCGCCGGTGCTGTAGTTGAGCCCGCCGGGGTAGGGCCGGAACAGCGGGTCGCCGGCGCCCAGCGCCTCGCGCGCGTAGGCGTTGGCCTCGAGCCAGGACATGCCGCGCAGGAGCGCGGTGTAGATGCTCGGGTAGAAGGTCGCGGTCGTCGTGGTGATGTGATAGGTGGTCGTCTGCGTGCAGAGCCCGAGGTTGCCGTCGCCGCCGATCATCCAGCCGCCCTCGAGGTACGGGAAGGACAGCGAGGCGATGAGTCCGCCACCCAGCTGGGCCGCGAACCGCTGGGCGATGTACGGGTCATTCCAGGGCGGATAGACGCTGTAGTTGTTCATCACCCCGACGACGAAGTAGGCCGGCTCGCGCACCAGGGCGGAGTCCAGCGCGGCCGTCCGGTACGCGGGATCAAGGTATCCCTCCACGGCTTCGGTGACGTCGCCGGCGACCACGTCCCACTTCACGGACATCCCGAGGTTGTTGCGGAGCCAGGCCTGCCAGTAGGCCCAGCTGTTGTGAAGGTTCTGGGTGACGGGCCTGATGCTGACGATGTGCGGCAGCGCCAGCGCCTCCGCCCGCGACCGCGACCGCGCCGCCAGGTAGCGTTCGTTGAGCGTGTCCACGAACTCCAGGCTGTTGAACGGGCGGTAGGTGTTCCATTGCCACCAGCCGATTTTGCCGATGGCGAGCGCGCCCCCGGGCCGGCCCCACATGGCCGTGTATTCGGGGCGCATGAATTCCCACGGCGTCCACGCGCCGGGCCCGGACTTCGCCGCCATCGGCGGCCAGTAGGCGTCGCGCAGGTCGCTGGGTTCCGCGGGGTTCAGGTTGTTGAGGTCCAGGTTCACCTTGCCCATGTAGGTTTGCGGGGCATTCAGCGGCAGGAGCTCGAGGTCGCTTTGCTGCTTCCACAGGCGAACGTTCCGCAGGATTTCGTCGGTGCGGACGTAGTTGGTGGGCGAGCTCGGAATCTGGATGGACTGGGGGATGGTCGGGCCGGCTAGGTGCGCCAGGAGCCGCTGCTCGTTCGCGTGCTCGCGCACCGGGGCGACAAAACGCTCATAGATGGCGGCATCGTTCGGGAGGCCGGTGGCAATCTCGATTTTGTCGGTGGCGGCGATGCTGACGATGTTGGCCCGCGGGATGCCGTGCGCGTCGGCGTACCGCCGGCAGGCCTCGAGCTCGCCGCTCACGTCGCTGTTGGCGACGATGCCGATGCGCTCCTCCGGGAACTGCTGGAACGGCAGGTTCCAGGGGCGGAACGTGTCGCCGGTATCGACCAGGTCGTAGTCGGCCATGGTCTAGATGTACGGCTTAAGGCCGGCGCCGGACTGCTCGCGGTTGGCGCGAGCCTTAAGCCGCTCGAGCGTATCGAGCTCGCGCTGGCGAAGGATGGCCGCGTGCTGGAAGGACTCCTGCCCGCCGATGTACGTCTCGAGCACGTCGGCGGTGGCCCGCGTGCGGATCAGGACCAGGCCTTCATTGGTCCAGGCGTTGCTGGCGCTGTCGCTCGCGCTCAGGGAAATCTCGCCCAGCGCGTAGTGGTAGCTCATCTGCAAGTTGTAGGAGGTTTCCGGGATCGGGTAGAACCGCAGGCTGCGATTCTGGACCGCGTAATAGGCCGGTCGGCCGCGGTGGGTGGGGTCGATGCTGCGCTCGTCGATGTAGTCGAAGGTCACTTCCCGCAGGGGGTGGACTTCGTTGCTGCTGACGGCCATGCGAAGCGCGTCGTTCTCGATCCAGTCGGACGGCAGCGCCAGGTACTCCACGCCGCTCGTCAGGGCCGCGGTGGCGCGCTTCTGGTTCCAGCCGAAGCGGACGGCCTGGTAGTGCTCGATGGCCTCAACGAGCGCGAGGCGGACGCGGGCGCTGTGCTCGCTGCCCCGGTTGATGTCCGTCAGGACTTGGCCGATGACCGTCTGGAATCCCGCCATGGTGCTCGCCCTCCGGGGCCGTGGGGCGCCCGCACATCGGGCACCGCGGCTCCGGGGGGGATTGTAGACGGCTCGGGTTGACGCGGCGACGGCTCACGGGATCACCCAATGGGCAGGGCGCCGTCCTCCGGCGCCCGCCCCTCGGCGGTCAGTATTTCTTCTTGCCGCCGCCCTTGCCCTTCTTGCCCTTCACGCGAATCACCCCCTTTCCGGTAGAGAACAGTCAGCAGCGCCACATCCGGCGCCACGTTGGAGGTTACCAGCCCGCGCGGGTTGCCGCCGTCCAGAAGCGCGCGGAGCTCGCCGAGCCAGGCCTCGCCCATCCCGGTGAGGGTTGCCTCGCCGTGCCAGGGGCCGCCCTGGGTCATGTGCAGGAGCTTCGGCGCCGCGGCCGGCTCCGGGTGCTCGAGGCGGCCGTCGGTGAGCAGGACGTTCCAGCCGCCGTGGATGAAGCCGATTTCCTCGTCCCGGCACCAGGCAAATTGATGGAGGTCCAGGCCCGGCGCGTCGGCCAGGTACTCGGCCGTCAGGGTCCGGGAGGCCGGGTGCGCGCAGTTGAGCAGCATGAGGCTGCTCCAATTCTTCCGGCTGTAGCGGGCCTGCTCCTGGCCCAGGAACTTCCGGCGGTGTTCTGGGACGTGGTTGTGCCGGACGACCATCACCGCCTTGGACGGGTCCCGCTGCTGCCAGAGCTCGGTTAGGTCGCCGACGGCCAGCATGTCGCAGTCCATGAACACGGCCCAGCCCTGGTACCCGGCCAGCAGCGGCACGGCGAACCGGGCGTTGGAGAACTCCGTGGAGTCGTGCGGGCCGCGGGGCCGCCGGTAGATGTCCCGCGGCAGGACCGACGAGCCAACCGCCGTGATGCTCAGGGGGCTGCTCGCGTGCCGGATGAGGCTCGAGGCGAGGACGTGGAACGCGACCGGCTCGGCCCGGTCGTAGCCGATGTAGACGGGGATCACCACGGCAGGCCGAGCTCCTTGGCGGTCGGGCCGAACAGGTCGCGGCTGTGGCCCTTGAAGTGCAGCACCCGGGCGTGGGCGTAGGACTCGCCAGGCTCCGGGGTGAAATTCCACTCCTGGCACGGCCAGCGGGCGACGGTGATGCCGGTGCCCGTCAGGTCGTCGGCCCAGGGGATGTCGGCCAGCAGGAGGTCGGGCTGGTCGTCCTTCGGGCACGGGCCCAGGAGCTCGGCCAGGGCCACCTGGTTGCCGTACCAGGCCCGCAGCTGCGGTCCCATGCGGCGCACGCGCTCGCGCAGCCACAGGCAGGCCTCGAGGCCGCCGGGCGAGGCGCGGAAGCCGAGCACGCCGAAGTTGTACGGCTGCTCGCCGGCGATGCCCACCTGCTTCTCGCCGTCGGGGCCGCGGGCGACGTGGTCCCGGAACGTGACGGCTAGGTCGGCCTGGGCCTCGCCCAGGTGGAGTAGCGGCAGCGGAGCCTGGACGATGGTGTCGCAGTCCAGCGCGATGAGCTCGTCGCCGCGGGGCAGGTTTGCCAGGACCGTCCAGATGGCGTCGATGTTCGCCAGCATCATCGGGCCGGCCGGCGCCAGGGCGGAGTCGGCGTCGATGACGTGGAGCGCGGCCCGCGGGTCGTGGCGGCGGACGGACTCGATGCTGGCCTCGAGCATGCGCCGGTGCTCGCCCTGGCCGGTGATGAACCAGCAGTAGTTACGCGGCACGGCGCGCCTCCCCGCGGTCCACCTGGACCCACCAGACGGAGTCGGCCGAGACGCCGACATCGAACAGGCAGAAAGATTCCGCCACCGCCTGCATCACGCCGGGGAACCTGTGCTGGTAGTCGTGGCCGGCCAGGACGCCGCCGCGCCGGAGCGTCGGCAGCCAGAGCTTGATGTCGTGCTTCACGTTCTCGTAGTCGTGCGCGGCGTCGATGAATACCAGGTCCCGGCTCTCGTTCGGCACTTCCTGGGCCGCGGCCTGGCTCGTCTGGCGGTAGTGGGTCACCCGGTCGCCGAATGGCGCCATGTGCTGCTGGTACTCGCGCTCGATGGCGTCGAATTCCCAGGCCTCGTAGGTTTCCCCGCCGACGCGGCCGGCGTGCTCCGGGAATGACTGCCACGGGTCGATGGTGATGGCGGTGAGCTCGGGCTCCGCGGCCAGCAGGAAAGCCGTGGTCTGCCCGTTCTTGCAGCCCACTTCCACGAACCGGCGCAAGCCGAAGCGCATCACGATCCCGGCCAGGACGTGCCAGCGGCGCACCTGGTCGAAGGGGTGCGGGGTCATCATGTCCTGCGCTCCATGTGGTTGATGTCCTGGACGACGCGGGCGATGGCCGGACCCCAGTCGCCGCCGGGCCGCGTCTGGCGGTACAGGAGCGCGCCGCCGTGGTCGTACCAATACCAGGCCTCCTCCTCGAGGCCGTAGCGCCAGGCGACCTTTGCCGGCGTCAGCACCCGGGTGGGCTGGCCCATGCCGGCGGCCAGGTGCGCGACCGACTGGCACACCGTCACGACGAGCTCGAGCGCCGCGACCAGGGCTGCGGTGTGCGCGTAGTCGTAGGCGATGGTGATGGCCGGGAGGTTGACGTAGCGGCCTGGCCCGTAGCGGTCCAGGATCGCGGCCTCAAAGCCGGCCATGTCCTCGTAGTCCAGGCCCACGAACAGCGCGTTGGTGTCCCTAAACAGCGGCTCGATGTCCTGGGGCCGCAGGGTCCGCTCGGTGCGAGCGGTGGTCATCACGCCGCCGCGGATCGCCAGGCCGACGATGGGGCGGCCCTGGGCGAGCGCCAGCAGCCGGCTGCGGTAGGCGGCGGCCTCGGCCGCGTCGTAGGCCTGCGCGTACCAGGGGAAGCCCGGCCGGAAGGACTCGCGCGTCCGGCGGTACAGCCGGGCCAGGTCGCCCAGCGGCGCCTTGTAGTCGGCGACGACCCCGCCCTTGATGGGCCAGGTTATCCAGTCGTCTTTCCGGGTCGGGTGGAACTCGATGCCGGGGAACGCTTGGCGCAGGATGTTGATGAGGCGCGGGTGGCATTCGGCGATCACGCGGCCGAAGTCGCGGCGCGCCTCGGGCAGGAGCGTGGAAAACATGAGCTCGTCGCCGATGCCCTGCTCCGCCCACAGCACCAGGGTCTTGCCGGCCCGCGGGAGCTCCGGCGTCAGCATGACCGGCTCCGGGGTGTTGCCGTCGGAGTAGCGCCGCAGGTTGCGCTCGCGGCCCACGCCGGTCGCGTACAGGTCGAAGCCCTCGCCGAAGCGGCCGGCCTCCAGGTACAGCAGCGCCAGGTTCCAGGCGGCGTCCTCGCGGCCCAGGGCCAGCGCGTGCTCGAGCGGCGCCATGCCGGGGTACGGGTCGCCTTCGTTGACGTGCGCGGCGCCCAGGTTGATGAGGCTGCTGGGGTCGTCCGGCAGGATCGCCACCGCCCGCCGCAGCACCGCCTCGCCGCGCTCCCGGTCGTTGAGCTTCCGGTAGGCGCACCCCAGGTTGGTCAGGATGCGCGGGTTGCCCTCGAGCTCGTAGGCGCGGCGGAACGCCAGCACCGCCGGCGCGGACTGGCCCAGCTTCATCCACAGGTTGCCGGCGTGGAACCACAGCACCCCGAGCTCGGGGGCCTGGTCAAGCGCCGGCCACAGCAGGGCGGACGCGGTGTTGAGGTCGTCGGTGTGGAGCGCCTGCTCGAGGCGCTCGAGCACGGCGTTGAGGCCTAGTTGGTGCATCGGTTCCCCCGGCGCGGCCGGCCTTGTGGTTGGCCGGTCCGCGCTGGGGGGCGATGTTAGCCCCGCGGGCGAGCGTCGTCCATGACGTACTGGACAGCCAGGTGGAACTGATTGCCCACGGACAGCCCGGACAGCGCCGTGACGACGAGCGGGATGCCCCGCTGCGGGTCGCTGGCGCTGGCGCTGAGACGCTGGGCCTGCGGGTTCGGCGTCAGCGCCGTGGCCCGATCAGCCGTGGCGAACGCCACCGACGCGGCAATTAGCGCGAAGCTGGCGCTGGTGCCGAGACTGAACGCGCCCTGGGTCGCATCGGCCTGGTCCCGGTACGCGATGACCTTGAGCGGGACCGCGCCGTAGGGCAGGCGGCCGATTTCGATGGTGTCCAGCGCCGCCGGCGTGACCGAGAGCGACATCTTGAACAGAGCCGTGTTGAGGCCAGCGTGGACGGCCTTGGCCTGCTGGCCCAGGGCTTCTCGCGTCATGAAGGATGGCATGGCCGCCTCCGCTTACAGCTGGTCGTCCAGGACGTACTGGACTACGAGGTCGCCGATGTGACCGACCGTCACGCCCGCCGTTGGCACCGCCACGACGTTCTCGAAACGGATGGTCTGCTCGTCGGACAGGCTGACGCGGAAGCGCGGCCCCATGTTGCGGGTGCTCCGGGTCGCCACCGAGTAGGTGGCGGAGCCCAGGAAAAGCTCCTCGCTCGCGCTGGTGCCGAACTTCGCCACGAAGCCCGCCGGCTGGGCGGCGCCCGGGTACCAGACGGCCTCGATGGGCACCGCCCGGTGCGGGAGCTTGCCGATGAGGTACTTGTCCCCGGCGGACAGCGTGACCGACGTGGACAGCCGGAACAGCGCCGTGTTGGTGCCGGCATGCACCGCCTTCGGCTGCGTCAGGTTGCCCTTGACTCGAATGGTTGCCATGTCTGCGGCCCTCCTGGCCGTGCGCTACCGCGTGGCTTTAGGTGGACGCCACGGCGTAGGTGGGGACGACGATGCTGGCGAAGTCCGACCCGTTGAACCGGGTCTTGGTCATGCCAGCGATGGAGCCGGCGGCCACGCCCAGCTGGTTGCCGTAGTCGAACATCTCCTCCTCCCAGGAGTAGGTGTTCTTCCCGTAGCCGCGGCCGAATGCCATGACGCCGGCCTGGGCGCCGAGCAGCACGGCGCGGCGGACGTTGCCGTTGGTCGGGGCGGTGGGAATGCGCGTGGATTCGTGCAGCACCACGCCGTTGTACATGCCCAGGGCGCCCGTGAAGATGGGGTTCTTGGTCACGTTGCCGCCGTTCATCGCGGCCTTCTGGATGTCGGCCCATTGCCCGGTGGCGGTGTTGACGCGGAGGTCCGTCACCTGGAACGGGTGCAGGAACATCACCAGCAGCGAATAGGCACCGTCGCGCACCTGGCGCATGGTGTTCTTCGCCATCTTGGCGCGCTCCACCGCGTAGTCGATCATCGTCAGCGACATGCGCTGCACGGTCGTCGCGCTGTAGCTCGTCTCGACGGTGCTGCCGCCGGTGTAGACGATGTGGTCGGCGTCCGGCGCGACCGGCGACTGGAGGCCGGTGTAGCGCGTGTCGGTGGCGGCGGTGTTGCCGCACAGCTGGTTGAAGAACCAGGCATCGAAGCGGTCGGCCCACCAGTCGGCGAGCGCGTCGCGCGCCTCGGCACGCATCGGCCAGGGGACGCGCTGCTCCGACATCTTGCCGGCCGACCGGACCGCGTGGCGCAGCTGGTCGATGAACACGTCCTGGCTGAACGTCTCCAGCGCCTCCTCGTTGCCCTCAAGGGTGCCATCGCCCTGGATGCCGGCGCCGGTCAGCTGCTGGCGGATGCCGAACCGGACGCGGTCGCCCGCGGCCTTGTTGAGCTCGGTCTTTAGCTGCACGATGGAGTTGGCGTCCTTGCCGATGAACGGCAGGGCGACGGTGCGCTTGAGCGCCTCCTTCATGAGGTCGTTGGACCAATGCTTGACGGCCAACGGATGATTGACTGGGAAATCGGTGCCCGCCATGGCGGATGCCTCCAGAAAATGACGCGGTTAGGTCGTGCGCCCGAGGGCGCGATTGCTGCCGCCAGTCTCGCCGGTGGCGCCGCGTAGCGCGGGCTTTGATCGGTGCCGCGAAACCTGCCCCTGGGTGTCGGGTGGGTGCTCCCCGAAACGCTGACAGTCGGGCCAGCGAGCCGTTGCGGGCGATCCTACGCCCGCCCGAATCGTTCGCGCAAGGCCACGTCAAGGACATCGAGCCCGTCGCCCAGGCCGTCGTTGGTCGGATCGGCGTTGGCCGGAGCTCCGCCGCCGGCGCCCAGGGTGCGGGACGCCGCCGCAGCATTCGGGCCGGCCTGGGCCGGAAACTGCGGGATGACGGGTGCCGCCGCCGCATCCTGGCCGGGCTGCGGCTGCTGCCGCGGCTGGTAGCCGACCGTGCGCGCGAACTTGTAGGCCTGCTCGGCCGGGTTGCGACCGGCGGCTAGGTTCGCCTGGGCGAACTGGAGCTCCTCGCGCGCGACCACTTGGATAAGCGCGTCGTCCGGCGTGTCGGGCGGGGCCACCAGCCGCAGCTGGTCCAGCCGCACCTGGCGGACGTGGTTAAGCGCGTCGTGGTAGTCGGGCGCCGTCGCGGCGAACTGCTGCTCGGCCGTCTGCACCTGAGTCACGAACTGGGTGAGGGCGCGCTCCTGCTCCAGCTGCTCGGCCGTCGTCGTGCTCGCCTTCTCGAGCTTCTCGAGCTTCTCCAGGACCGGCTTGATGCTGCCATCGACGTAGCCCTGGGGGTCCTCGATGAAGTCGGGCCGGGCCGGCGGCTCCTGGCCGGCGGGCGCCGGTGCCGGGCCGACCGCCGCGAGCCGGGCCTCAAGGTCGGCGAGGCGCTGGTCGCGCGCCGCGAGCTCGGCCTGGAACTGCTTGCGCTCCGCGACGAGGGCGGCCACGGGGACCGTCGGCGGTGCGGCGGCCGAGGCAGCTGGCGCCTGGCCGGTACCCTCCGGCGGGGTGCCGGGGGCCGCGGCCGGCGCGCTGCCTCCAGCGGGGGGCCCGCCTGGGTCCGGCGCCCCGCCCGTGACAGCGGCAGGAGGGGCGGCCGGTGCCGGCGCGGGTTCGGGGGTCGGCGCGGTCGGCTGGTCGCCGCCGCTGAATGGCTCCTGGTCCGTGCGGTCCAGGTCACCGAAAAACTCGTCGTTCGGGTCGGTCATCACATCATCCCCCGGTTGCCCCCGTCCTGGCCCGCCATGGTGGCGCCGGCCTCGGCGGCGGTCTTGGTCGTCTGTGCCTGCTTGAGCGCGGCGTCCGCCTCGCGCTGCGTGGCCTGGGCCACGATGTTACGGATTTCCGCCAGGAATTGCTCGCGCTGCATCTGCTCCTGCTCCTGGCGCTTCTGCTGGGCCTGCTCGTCGCCGGTAATCAGCTGCTTCCACTTCTGCTGGAGGTCGGTCGGGATCGGCGCGTAATCGAGCACGTCCGGCGGCACCGCGATGCCCGCCTGAAGCAGGCCCGGGATAAGGTTCTCGAGGAGCGCCCACACGCGCTCCTTCATGTTGGTGCTGGTCGGCGCCTCGTCCACGATCACGTCGAAGGTGAGCGTGAGCTTGTCCTTGAGCAGCGGGACGTACTGCGCGCCCTGCTCGCCGTTCACCCGGACCAGGGTTTGCTCCGGGACGTAGTCAATCAGGTAGGTCGCCATCTGCCGGCCCATGGTCCGGTAGTAGCGGCGCATCGCATCGAACGCCCACGCGATGATCGCCATGGCCGACTGCTTCCGCTGCGCCTCCACGACGCCCGCCTGCACGCGGTCCGCCAGGCCCAGGAGCTCCATGTTGAGGCCGCTGGTTTCCGGCAGCGCCGAGAGCGCGAACTGCATGAGCCGGTCCATGCCCTCCGGGTACCGGGCCGGGTCCTTCTGCTGGATTTTGCCCTGCACCAGGGTGCCCGGTCGGACGTAGACGATGCTGTTTGGCTTCGCCCATTCGGACTCCGCCTTGCGCGGGTCGGCGAACGCGCCCTCCTCGGCCAGGAGGCCGCCCTTGGCGTTCGTCATCACCTGGTAGAGCAGCGAACTGAAGAACTTGTTGACCCACTTCTGCGGGTCCACGATGGCGCGGCCGATGCCGTACCACAGGTTGCTGTTGCGGTCGCGCTTGCCGGTGATGGCGTGGAAGGTGAAGCCGCGCTGGTACGGCGATTCCTCAAGCTCGCGCAGCCCGTCGGGGGCGATGAACGCCCGGTAGTAGACGCGGCGGTCCAGGCGCGCGGCCCGGTAGGTGACGCCCATCGGGGCCAGGCCTTGCAGGAGCGGCTCGATGTTGGCCCAGTCGGCTTCCCTGAGCTCGGACATGGGCGGCAGCTGGTACTCCGGCGGGGCGCCCTGGATTTCGACCCGCATGCGCTTCTCGAGGCGCCAGAATTCGTAGTGCGCGACCGGCGTGCGGCCCTGGCGGACCGTCAGGCCTGGCGAGCGCGAGCCGGTGCCGTAGTCCTCCGGGCGCTCGGCAAGCTGCTGAAGCGGGTCCTCGTCGTTGCCGATGTCGGCCGCGTCGAAGGTGGCGAGCGGCATGGCCTCACCGAACTCCGCCGCGTACTCGTCGCGAGTCATGTACCGGATGCGGATGACGTACTGGCCGTCGCTCAGGTTCTTCTTGCGGGCGCCCGGGTCCCAATACATTTCGAGCGGGTCGCGGCGCTCACCGCACGGCATCCCGGGCGGCTCGTTGTTCTTGTCCAGGTAGCACTCGATCCAGCCCATGCCCGTGAGGATGGCGTCGCCGAATGCGTCGGACTCCTCGTCCTCAAGGTCGCACAGGTCGCGCGCCCAGGCGACCGCGCCGGTGAGGAGCTCGTTGGCCTGCGCGTCGCCGAGCTCGCGCGGGTAGTAGCGGACTTCCTGGCGGTTGTTGATTTGCAGGCCTTCGACGGCGTCCAGGAACTTGCCGGCCACGTTGAACGTGACGACCGGCCGGAGCTCGTCCTCCAGCTGCTTGCGGTCCATCGGGTCCCATTGCCGGCCGGCCTTGAGGTCGTAGAGCGCGGCGGCCTCCTGGCGCCAGTCGCCCTGGTGCGCCTTGGACCGGGCCAGGCGGGCCCGGAAGTCGGCCATCACCTGCCCGCGCCACAGCTGCTCATCGTCCGTTGGCTTGGCCTGGTCCGGGGTGATGGACGCGCGGGTTTCCGCGTCCAGCAGCGGGGCCGCATCGTCGCCGGTCATGGGTTTCATCATCCAGCCATCCAGGAAGTGCGCCGGGCCCGATTGTAGCGGGTGCCGGCCTGGGGTGGCGGGCCCTCGGCCTCGGGGTTGAGCGGCCAGGGCAGCCAGTCGTCCACGTCGAACACCCGGGACAGGGCGTCCGCCAGGTCGTCATGTACCGGCACCGGCCAGGGCAGGAGCTCCTCCTCGATGAGCACCTGAACGAGCTCCACCACGACGCCGTCGGCCTGGGTCCGGTACATCGTTTCGGGCAGGTACAGCCGGCCGGAGGACGCCACCGGGATGAGCCGGTTGACCCGGTCCACCTTCGACAGCTTGCCGCCGAGCTCCACGATGTCGAAGCGGTAGTTCTTGCGCTCCTGGATGTAGCGGATGTGGTCGATGTCGGCCTGCACGCCGTACTGCTCGTAGCCGGCCACCATCGGCTTCCAGCGCCGGTGCATGTCCATGAACGCGTCGGCGCGCTCCGTCAGGCCCAGGCGGTCGCGCAGGGCATCGAGCAGGTACAGGTTGCCGTCGGGCGCCTTGCCGACGACGCACATGGCGGTGTAGTCGCTGGTTTTCTTCTTGTCGTTGGCCGGGTCGCAGAGCAGGGCCCGGTTCATCGCGCGCCAGTTGGACGCATCGGTGTAGCGGCGCTCAAGCCACTCGCGCTTGAACGACTGCTTCGAGTCGGCGATGGGGTTCAGGAGCATCTGCGAGCTACCGGCGTAGGGGCCCATGTCGCGGAGCTTCTGCGCGAGCTCCTCGGCGGTGAGGAACACGGGCGGCCCGGTGAGGGTGCCGTCGGCCGTTGCCGGGTGCAAGCGCGGCACCGCGGCCTGGCGCTTCATCACTTCCCGGTAGGTGTCCGCGAAGTGATACCGGGTGCCGATCATCCGCTTCCGGGGCCGGCGGTCGCCCAGGTTGAGCGAGAGCTCCCAGGCCTCCGTCGTCTTGCGGATCATCTCCGGGGACGTGACGGACGCCAGGGTCACCACGTCGTCCCACAGCAGCACGTTGAAGTGCTTGCCGGTCGGCTGGCCGTCCACCATGCCCCAGGCTTCGACGGTCGCCTCCTTGGGGTTGGAGCGCCGGCGCACGACCAGGCCCGCGTCCTCCGACCAGGTCGGCGCCTGGCGCTCGGGGTTCTCGAACAACACGTCTGGGAACAGGTCGCGCAGGAGCCGGTTGCCCTCGAGCTCGAGCTTGATTTGGCGCAGGAACGCCTTGGCGATGGGGCGCGTGTGGCTGAATATCCCGAACGTGAGCTCGAGCCCGCCGAACTGCGGCAGCGGGTCCTCGCCGTGGCTCGCCAGGATGTCCTGGAGCGTCTTGCCGAAGGTGATGATGGTGGACTTGTAGTGGCCGCGGGCCCACAGATCCAGGTATCCGTCAGGGTTCTCCTGGACTTCCTGGCACCGGGCCAGGAGCCACGGGCTCTCCAGGTCCTTCCGGTCCAGCAGGTACCGAAGCAGGAAATACAGGTCGGTCCGCGCCAGCCACCGCACCACCGTCCGAAAATCCTCCGTCGGCAATGCGCGCAATGAGCTCGCGAGCGCGGGATACCCCGCGAGCGTCATCCTCGCTGGCCTTGGCTGTTCCGTCATCGGTCGGTGTCCGCCCGAGCGTGAGCTCGGCCTCGATGTTCTTCTGGATGCGCTCGAGCATGTAGATGCGCCGCGTGCCCTCCTCGGGCCGCATGCCATTGCGCGCCACGCTGCGGTACACGCGGGCCATTTCCTTCCGCACCATGCGGAGGGTGTCGAGCCGGAGGTAGGGCCGTTTCCCGGACTCGTAGTCCTCCGTGGTTTCCGCGTGCTCCTCGAGCTCCGGCGGGGTGCGCGGCAGGAGCTCGCCGTCCTTCGGGTCCGTCACTTGGCATGGTCCTCGGCCGCGGCCCGCGCTTTCTCCGCGCGATCATAGCGCCCCAGGATGATCCGCTTCTCGCCGTCCAGGCGCCACAGGATGAACGACGGGCGCACCGGGCTGCGATACGCGGCCACGCTGAACCGGCCGCACCGGCTCCGCTGGTAGTACCGCTGGCGCTCCTCCCACTCAACCACGGCCAGGCAGCCAGTAGGAGGCGTAGGACTTCGTGCCCGCCGGGTTCCGCACCATCGTCATGCGGATCGGGTGGCCGGCCTGGCGGAGCTCATGCACGCGCGCCGCGAGTCGGAAGATGCCCCAGGCGTTCATCGCCGTCAGCGCGGTCAGGTGATGGCCGCGGCGCAGGTAGCCCAGGATCACCTGGCATTGCGTCTGCGAGTCGTCGTGCTTCCTGGTCATGTCGGTTCTCCGTGCCGCTGGTCCATCGCTTCGCGGGTGGCGACCGCGAGCACGCGGGCCTCGAGCATCCCGCCCATGGAGTCGTGGTTGCGTGACGAGACGATCCACCGGCCCGGCGCGCCGCCTGGCTGCACGTTAAGCCGGTAGTGCCGGATGATGCGCGTGCAGAGCGCGTCCTGGAGCAGGTACTCCCGGAGGTCGCCGTCCAGGGCCACGATGTCGTCGCCGTCGCGCCAGGCCTTCGGGTAGGCGAGTTCGCACGCCGGCACTAGGCCCAGGTCGCGGGCCACCGCCTCATCGGGGCTCATGATGCGGACTCCGCGCCTGCCGCTGACTGATTCGTTTCGCTGCCATGGTTCCTCCTTCGGTGCAGTACCCGCTGCACCTGGTTGATGGCGATGCCCTTGCGGATCGCCGTAGACTCGTAGCGGAGCAGGGTGATGCCGAGCTCCGCCGCGGCGTTGTATTTCTCCAGGTCGCCGCGGATGCCCTGGATGGTCGCGTGCCGGCCCCCGGTCGCGCCAGACTTCGACACGACGAAGCCTTCGATTTCGACCCCGACGAGGAGCTCCGGCCAGGCGAAGTCGATGCGCCATTGGCGGCCGAGCGCCTGGGCGAACCGCCATTCCCGGGTCACCGGCGGCAGCCGGTAGGCGCGCACCTGGAACGCGAACAGGTCCTCGAGCTCGCTGCCGGAGCGGCGGCTCACGCGCTGCCTACCCGGACCAATTCCGGCGGGCTCTCGGGCGCGCCAGCGGTCGCCGGCAACACGGCCCGCCAGCGGAGCCCGGCGTTGCCAGGGCGCGGCGGGCTGTCCAGGACGTGCCCGCCCAGGCCGGTGACCAGGTTCAGGTGGCGCAAGCACGCCTTCCTGGTCGGCCAGCCGTCGCTCCAGGCCAGCACCGGGTCGGTCCTGGGCACGCCGCGCATGCGCTCGATTTGCCAGAACCACCAGCCCTTGCGGGCATGGAACACGACGCGGACCCGAACCTGGGTGGGCCCCATGCGGCGCGGCCTCACGTCGGCCACCCGTCGTCCTGGTCCTCGGCCAGGGTGCCCGGGCCCGGTTCGAGCGGGAGCTCGCGCTGGTCGAAGTAATCCGGCGCCTCGATGGC